TGTTAAACGTGCCATTCTCTTTTCCAATCTGTTGTTATGAACAATGGAGTTTTCTTAACTAGGTCTGGTATGGATCTATAGTTTCTCCATGAATGTACCTTAATTTTATTTTTGGTATATTCTTCATCTTTTGTAAATTCATACAATTGCTTTTTGAGTGGCATTTTATAATTTCTGTAATCATAATCACCCCACTTAACATCAGCGGGTGTTGATACTGCATAATCATGCCAACCAGAATTATCACAATAGTTGAATAGATTTTTATTTAAAATCATTTCTTCTATTTCCAATAGAGTCCAAATTTGTTCTATTTGATAGTTCAAAGAGTAACTTATCCACCAAAACAAATCTTTAACATTCTTAATTGGTCGTGGACAGGCAGAAATTATTTTGTTGTAATGTTCAATTGAAAAAGAATTTAATCCTGTTAAAAACTCAGGGATTGTTTGTTCCATTTTCCATTGTGGTATAGTATGATAGGCATGAGATTCACCAAAAATATTGTCCATAGATTGGCCAGAAACTACCACACCATCTTTGATACATTCAATTAAAGTATTATTATTATAAAAACTTATTGTTTTTGTTTCCAATTTATTTTCAATGTATTTTTTATAATAATCAGGATACTCTAATATTGAATTATCATTCATTAGAACAATCAATTGGTCGTGTTGCGCAATCTTTAAAAACTCCGACAATATCATAGTCGAATCTATACCACCACTCCAAAGAATGGCTATTTTTCTTGAACCTGCAGCATCTAATATACCTTTGGTGGTCTCATAACAAATTTGTTCAATAGATTTTGGTTGGCAGAGGTGTCCAATAGGAGTAAGTATTTCGATTTCTGGCACATCAAATACTTTTCTTGTTCTATCAATTACAGTTTGAATAACTAATGGATTTTTAATTGATGGACACAAAGATAGATGATAAAAATATTTTTTCAAAATATTCCTAATTTTTTTAAATAGTCAACAGATTCATTTTTTGAAAAAATTGGCTTGTGATACACCACTTCTAAATTATAATCTGTGGGTGGAGGTTCATAAAGATGTTTAAAACGAAAATCTTTCTCATCTTCTTCTTTTAAATTAGGAAGGTCGTTTTGCATTTTGTATTAATCCTATCAATAAACCACCCATATCAAAGTGTTTTAGTTTTGTATTAAATTTTGAATCTTTTGGTTTGTCGTGATGATTTTTATGTATCCATTCGCCACACATAGGCACAATAAACTCCATAAACCAAAGATTTCTTGCAGATCCCTTATGATGAGCAAAAATGGTATGAAATCCACTCGTTACAAGATATGTGGTGATAGGCAAAGCAAACAGAAATAAGAAAGATTTGAATCCAAATAAAGACATTAACAAACCATACAATAAAAATAATGTAAACGAATGATTTATAAAGAACATATGCATCGGTTCTCTTATCATTCTCAATTCATTCTTTGTTGCTTTTACATTATCCCTATCTTTAAATCTAAAGAAATGTTTTAAATTTGAATCATACGGATCTTCTGGTGTATCAGAAAATCTGTGATGTGTTACATGCACACTTGACCAATGAACTGGTGCTGAATTAAGACTTATACAACCAATTAGACCAAACAACCAATGCCAAAATTTAGAACATTCAAAAGAACCATGAGTGAATAATCTATGATAACCTACTGTGACTGTTAAGGCAATAGACAGATAGATTAAAAATGAAAATATAATCCAAATTAAATCGAAATTAGAGGCGGCAAAAATTATGGTTGGTATAAACAACCATGCTCCCATAGTTCTTTGCCATGCGTGTGTTTTCATTTAAATTTAAGTGCGTAAGCGTTTTCTGTTGAAATACATTTTACTACTGTATCACCACTACGAATTCGAATTTGGCAGGGGCCAGTAAATACTTTTGTATTAATTTCTAATTCACCATTACCCAAAAATAAATTCGTATTATTTTCTAACATCATTACTTCACCGGATAATATAACTAAACTAGATATATCCGGTAATCCTTTTTCATTATATCTGTGTGGAATACAAAGCCATTCGGTATTTTCGGGAAAAGTTAATTCTAAATTTTCTCCACCGTTTTTAGCTGAAGCATCACCATGTTCACTATTTAACCAGCCAGCACATCTATCTTCCAATTGTTCATCAGTTTCAATAACTTTTACTTTAGCCACACCTTTTACATAATAATAATAACCAGATTTAACTAAACCATCTTCACCAATTTCAACTTTGCGTACATCTGATGGTTCGGTTTGTACATGAATAATAACTGTACCAAAAGCAGGATAAGGTTTAAATTTCATACTGTTGAACCTGACATTTCAGCCAATACTCTTTGAATAGCCACAGTTATATAGATATCAAATTTTTCTTCTCTTGTAAGATAACTTTCTTCATCAAAATCTGTATTTACAGGTGGTGGTAATTTTTGTACCAAAGAAGCAATTGTTTTTGAATTTGGAATTCTTCTTTGATTTAGTTCTTTTTCTTGTGCTATTGTAGTAATAGGACAACGATTGCGAATGAGTGTATCTAATGCATCACCTTCAGGATATAAACCATCAATTATAGGCAAATCAATGGGTAATTGATAACTCAATTCATTATATTTTACTGTTATTTGGCCTTTAGAATCATTAAATGCTGTTATGATATAATCTGTAGATACTTCCATTTCAATTCACCTTATAATTTAATTTATAGTTCCGTATACCGTTCCCACATTTAACCAAAGTACATTTGCTGAAATTGTTCCTGTAGTTGCAACACCACCAGCACCACCAGCACCACCAGGATATGGACCAGCAGTTGTACCGCTGGTGCCTGTATTTCCCCATGCAGCGCCATTACCACCAAATTCACTTAATCTTGTACCTCTTTTACCATCACCCGGTAATAAAAAGGTTGCCGTGTTACCTGAAAATGCTGGACTATAACCGCCTAATCCGTATGGTGCACCACCGCCACCGCCACCACCATAGTAGTTGGTAGTTCCGTGTTTGTCTGAGTATGAATCAAATCCTCCGCCACCTCCACCACCACCGCCGCCTGCGATAACACCATTGTTTGTGATGTTTGCTTGCGGACCAACATAAGCGTCAAATGAGATACCAGTACCACCAACACCACCGGCAGCACCGGCAGCACCGTTACCACCTGCGCCACCAACGCCACCAGCACCATTAACATATACATTAGGTAATATTGTTAATGTAAATCCATTGGGGAAAGTTCCCGATACAACCAATGCCGGACTACCAACACTAGAAGAATATGTGTTAGAACCTAAAGTGAAGTCTACTGGTCTTTGGCCATCCCACCCATTGGTTAAACAAGTTGAAAGGATGTCGAGGCTACCGCCAGCTAAACCGCTAGTAAGAATTGAAAAACGCCAACTCTTACCATATAGGTCTGAAGTTGCAATGATTGATTCTGGTATACGAACAGATGCGACATTGACTGTGTATCGAACACGGTCGTCATTAAGAGAAATCAACGCATTTGCAGCGTTGCCGATTTCTACATCAATTTCGGAAAAGGTTATGGTGCCTGAAGAAGGTAATGTCATTTTCTTACATTTTTATTAGTATTTTATATTTATGTTAGTAATAAAATGAATTCCTGTGTGGATCAAATGATGATAATGTGGTTTTTTGTTTTTGAATTTCGTTTGTGACTTTGGCCATTTCTTCCAATTCTTTTTGTACCTTTTCTTTGTTGTTGTGTTCGTAATAAAGACGCTGTTGTTTGGACATCATTCTTTTGTTCGACATTCACACCTCTTTTAATGAGTAAAATAGGCAACTTCTTCACTTTTACCATTCTCTAGGCCTTTTGGTTTTATGGCCAGACATTGTATTGCCTGGAATTGTGGCTTTCATTCGTTCAATTACACCATGTTCAAACGCAGCATGAGGTTGACCTATACCTGGTACTGACATACGACCACCATCGGACATGATAGGCAGATTCTCTGCTGAGTGGTACCGCTCTAGGTGTGGGTTATTGGTGATGAATTCATCCAATACCGTATAGGACATACGGTGTTCTTCTACTTCATTAGTATTTTTATTTAAAAAGTCATATGATGGCATTAATAAGTCAATCCTAATTCTTCATTGGTTTGGTGTAATTTGTCCATCGCCATATCTGACATCCAGCGAGGACGTTCTCTACTATTTATCTTACCTTTCCATGACCACAGGTGTTTTTTATTTGACCAATAATAATTATGATATGATTGAATGGAATCACCAGGCACCTTACACTCATCTGGCATGGCAGGTGTAGGTTCAGTAAATGGTTTATTTGAGATATTGATTGGAAAAACATTTTTCAATATTTGCATTAGACCACTAGATTCAACTTTATGTATTTTACCATATCGATATGAATACTCTTTACAACATTCTTCTAACAGTTCAGCCAGCCACATATAATTGGCGTTTGATTGTCTTACCCAAACTGCAGAAGGATGATTAATATGAGTAGCGGAATAAAGCATTTGCTGGCGCTCATCAGAGAGAATGTAACGCTGTTGTTTGCGACCAGACTGAGATAAACCAACAGTAAGAACACCGTCAAGAACACGGTGTGCGGTAGAAAGTAATTGAGCATATTCTAAAATCATCTTTACGCAATGTTTATCGACATGCATCTGTGCACATCGTTGTGGGTTTTTATCGAGGTAAAATATATTCATAGCATTCTAATTAAGCCGACTGTATCAATAGTAGTAAGTAACAAGTAATTAGCAACCATCCCAAAAGATTTGCGAGTAAAAGCAGCCCACAAATACAAAGAGCAACCAAGAATCCAGATTGGATATAATATGAGTAGCGGTGGGTTAGGTACGGTGAGAGCCATTGTGATAGAGCAACCAATAGAGATTGCCCATGCCAATAACTCCACAATAAAGCGGAGTTTATTTGATTTCCAATCATCACTTATCCAATTAAATACATTATAAAATAAATCATTCATTACAGTTTAGGAATATCTAATTCAACTGGTTTGTTTGTTTTGTTTTTTGGTGGGAATCGTTTAGCAATATCTTCTGCTGAAACAGGCTGCATTGCAAATTGACGAAATTGTTCGTAAGAATCTTTTACTTTAAAAGATGTTTTACCACCAGGTGAAGATTGGTCAGCAAAGAACAACACACAGCCACCTGCGGCCAAAGGAGCAATTTCAACCACCGTATCTAAATTAATAATAACATCACAATCTTTTTCTATTGACTGAACTTCAACGAATAAACCCATCATTCTTCTCCTTGATTAGACTTGTTACTTAGTTTGGCCAACTTGGCACGTTTTTCTGATACTTCTGCTTCAATCATCATTTTCTTCCAATGGCCACGCTTATCGCCTGCCAAAGAAGATAGAATTCTTTTTGTTTCTTTACTTAAATTAAAATCTTTATTTGTTTTCACTTTGTTCCTTTATCACAATCATTAACACGAATTAAATATACTGCATTGTTGGCAGGTCTAACAAAGAAACATTGACCTTTAATATCCCACACCAAATGATTTTGAATACCACCCTCATATTCTTTTAATGGTGGGTTTTCCATAATAAAGGCAACACCTGCCAGTATAAATGTACCAACAATGAAAGCTATAAAATAACTAGCAAGATTAATTTGTTTAATTTTATCCAATAAATGTGTGAGCATCAATAATTCCTTTAATAATTAAGTATCCTAGGCTAACACAGAATGTTGCCAATGTCAATAGAAAGATGGTAAACTTCTTTGATGTTTCACGGAAATGTTCCACTTCTAATTCAAGCATATCTTTCTGTGCCTCTAACATATAATTGGTAGAATCGCCCATCATCTTAATTGTTTCTTTATTCAATTCCAATGACTTCTTGGCCTGCCAAAGATAATAATATGGTATCATAATTTAATCCCACAAGTTTTTGTAATAACTACCAAATAACTTAAAGCCATTTGCTTTACGCTTTTGGTGTGCTTCTAAACCTTCACGGTCAACTTTAATTTTACCAATTGATTCTTCAAAAGGTAATCCTTCTGTACCAGTATGGTCAAAGAATTGGTGTTCATCATCATCTTTGAGTTCTTGTTCAAATGCCCAAATCATTTCATTGAGAATCCAATCCCAACGCATGAAATGTAAACTATCGGTGTCCCACTCATTCTCTTTTGGTTGCGCCATGTGACTACGCAAGTATTCTGGCACATCTTCATCATCAGTATAAGGTGCGCCGTGTTTAGTTTCATTTAATTGAACTAACATAGGGTGAATAATGTAAGCCAAGGTATGATCCATTGACCATGTATCGTATCGGTCAATCTTTACATAACGAATGGTTGGACTGATTACCTCACGAACTTTCTTCAGCACTTCACAAAACGGATTTAATAATGGTACAACCTTTTCAACCCATGCAGGATGGTCAATCCACTTTTCATCAGCAATAATATGTTTATTGCGTGAACACTTAGACCAATCTGTCCAAAAGAACACATAGTCAATGATGGTGTAAGGTGATAGCCAATGGTTTGGATAACCATTCATGTATACTTTCATTTAAATCTCCATATATTTCAATTCAAACTCTTTTGCTCTTTGTTCGTACTTTGCATAACCTCTTGGATTACAAACAACTCTAGTGTCACCAACCATGTAATCTGATACATTGTGCATGTGACCGTGAGTCCACAATTTAATTTGCGGTCTATCTAAAATGAAATCGGCCAAATCAGATGCAAAGGCACCATTCATTAGTGTATCATGTTTGAACCATTCAGCAATACTTAGTGTTGTTGGAGCATGGTGAGTTACGACCACAAACTTTCTAGGTGTACCGCCATAATCAGCAGTAGCAATCTTTATGTAGTCTAACATTTTCTTGTGGTCTTCCACAGAATCTTCTGCTGACCATCTCGATGATTTCTCATAATGGTCAATTCTCTCAACAACCAAATTACCTTCAGCATCTTTTAAATTCATACCTGAACCATCGGGGTTCTTGGCATACACCACATTCTTGTGATGTGTCTTACGATTACTATTTGTGATTAACCGAAAGTCATTCATACGCTGACCACAATGCCACAAGGTCAATGAATCACTCTTATTCATATCAGTCCACAATGTACCACCAACAAAGGTAATACCATTATGTTCCCATGTTTCTTTTTCAAGTAAATGAACATTGGGTAAATCAGATAGTTTACATTTTAGTGTATCATATGTCTTAGCAATATCAAAATCATAATGCTCATGATTACCCATCACATATACAACATGAGGAAATTGAAATGAACAACGCTTGAAGAAATCGAGAACCAATGCTCTTTCTTTTGGTTTGTGTTTAAAAACTTTAGCTGTGCAGATATCGCCGCTGAGTATTAATACTTCGGCATTTTCTTCATTCTTTAAAAAAAGGTCACCAAACTCCAAGTGGATGTCTGACGCTAAAGCAATTTTCATTCTATCTCCAAGTTCTATGTTTTTCTGCTACCCACTCCGCTCCATC